AGTATGCCAATGAGCATTTGGACAAGAGCGATGGTAAGCAAATCACCGAAGCCGATGTCTTCATCGTCTGGATGTGCAAAACGCTTCAGAATAGCAAGGCACTGGTTAGTACAACGCTGTTTGATGGCATGTACTACGAATTGACCTACAACGGCAACAAGCAGGAGTTGTATGTCGACGCATACAAGAAGTGGGAAAACTTCGCAATTCCTGTGAATGGCTAAGAACTAGGAGGACAATGATATGAACGAGAGCTTGGTTGGGGTCAAGGCGGCAATCGTGGCGTTTTTTACGGCGCTGGGGGCTTTCCTTGGCTGGAAGGGGATTATGGCCATTGTCTGGGTGGTGGCGATGGTGCTGGATTATATCTCCGGCACTGCGGCCGCTTGTAAGGCGGGGGACTGGTGCTCCGCTACGGCCAGAAAGGGGCTGTGGCACAAGGGCGGTATGATCCTTGTGGTGACGGTGGCCGCCATCGCCGATGGGGTGATGGTGCTGATCTGCGAGCATCTGCCCTTGGGCATTGAATGGCCCACGCTGATTCTGCCGGTGGTGCTGGCGTGGTACATCATTACGGAGCTGGGCAGCATTCTGGAGAATGCGGTGAAGCTGGGCGCAACGGTGCCCGGCTGGCTGACGAAGCTGCTGAGAGCCAGCCTGAAGGCTGTGCAGGCCGTGGGCGATGCGGTCGATGGGGAAGAATCGGAAGAATGAAGACGGATTGCGCCCTGGGCGGGTTCTTCGACTCGCTGTCGCTTAGGATGACGGGGATGTTCTATTGGAATGCTAAATGATTGTTTGGCGCACTAAGCGCCGTAGGCGCAATGCCTTCCCCTCTGGGGAAGGTGGTACGGCGTAAGCCGTGACGGAAGAGGTGTTTTTCCTCTATTAGAGGAAAAACAGTGCCCTTCGGGCACACCTCTCCCACCCCCTTCGGGGGCACCCTCCCCAAAGGGGAGGGCCTTGGCGTTGTTGTGCTAAACAATCTTTTACGGAATATCTTGTATCTCATATCTCGTATCTTATATCTACATTTTGGGGGTGTTTGGATGCCATCGAATTTGTTTGTACTGGATGCGGAGCTGCCTACTTTTTCGGAGAGGGAGTCGCCGCAGGCGCAGGTTCGGAAGATGTTTAATTATCTGGTACAGCTGAAGCAATCGTTGCAGTATTCGCTGCGGAATCTGACGGCGGACAATTTTAACGCCAGCGCGTTGGACAAGCTGACCTCCGGGGCGAAGGTGGAGCTGTCGCAGCAGCTGCAGCTGATGCAGGCCGCCATCAGTCAGATGGACAGCAAGGTGGACGCACTGTCGGCCCGTTTGGGGAATACCGAGGAGCTTGTAGGCAGACTCACCTCCCTGGAGGACAGCGATGAGCTGCTGGCCGGTGAGATCGTGGGAATGCAGGAATCACTGGCAGCCATGGAGGAGACGGTGGCCGGTCTGGATCTGCTTCTCAATGGCGAGGGCGGCATTCTGGATCGGCTGGAGGCGGTAGAAGGAAAACTGGGGGCTGTCACTGTGGGAGAGGATGGCTCCCTGACTCTGGGGACGGAGGGTTTGCCCCTGTACCTTGTGGGGCAGGTTTTTGTGAATGAGACGCCTATGGATGGAGGAACGCAATGATTTTACCGAGTATGAAATACAGCAGTCGGCTGGTGAAAAGCAAACAGATCAAATTCGGGGGATTGGCTCATTTCGCCGGGGCCTCTGACGGGGAGCTGTGGGATATGCGCAACCTGACAGGGGAGCATTACCCGGTGCTGGCCACACGGAGAAAACGGGCTCTGTATCGGAAACTGGACAGCCCCGGTGGTCTGTATTGCAGGGAGAAGCTGTGCTGGGTGGACGGTACCGATTTTTACTACAACGGCATCAAACGGGGTACCGTCAGCGAGGGAATGAAGGTTTTTGCTTCGCTGGGGGCTTACATCCTGATTATGCCGGACAAGTGCTGGTATAACGTGGACAGCGGTGACTTCGGCTCTGTGGAGTCGAGCTGGACCGGTCAGAAGCTGACCTTTGTGAAGGCCACGGACTCCGGTGAGGCGGCGATCCGCTGCGAGGATGTACAGTGGAGCGATTATTTCCGTGTGGGAGATACTGTGACCATTCAGGGCTGTCTGGGTGTGACAGCCAATAACCGGGCCAATACCATTCGGGGTATCAACGGCAACGAGCTGCTGTTTGGCGCAGAGTCCTTCAGTATGCTCAACAGCACCGCTGAGAGCTACTCTGAGACCGGTGAGCTGTCCATTATCCGGCGTATGCCCGCGCTGGAGCGGCTGTGGGAGCACGAAAACAGGCTCTGGGGCTTTTCCGGTGACACCATCTACGCCAGTAAGAACGGGGACATCTTCAACTGGTTCACCTATGACAATCTGGGGGACGATTCCTGGACGGTGGACACCGGCTCTCCCGGCGGCTTCACCGGAGGAATTGACTATGCCGGTTATCCTGTGTTCTTTAAAGAGGACAGAATCTACAAGGTATATGGCAGCTTGCCCTCGGATTTTGAGGTGCTGGGCAGCGCCACATTGGGTCTTGCTCAGGGCAGTGGCAGCAGTCTGGCGGTGGCAGGGGAGACCTTGTTCTACCTGAACCGCAGCGGTGTGATGGCTTACTCCGGCGGCGTTCCTCAGTGCGTGGGGGAGGCCTTCGGGTTGGAGCGGTATGAGGATGCTGTGGGCGGCTCTGATGGGCTCAATTACTATGTAAGTATGCGCGGCCGTGATGGTTGGGGCTTATATGTCTACGATACCCGAAGGGGCCTGTGGCATCGGGAGGATGACCTGCAGGTGACGCATTTTGCCCGGTATGACGGCGCGCTGTATATGCTGAGCAGTGACGGCAGTATCTGGATCGCCAACTGTGACAGCCTGCCTGCAGGGGCACAGTGGGAGCAGGAGGTGCCATGGCTGGCGGAGTTTGCCGACTTCACCGACGAGGAGCCCAACAAAAAGGGCTTCAGCAGGCTCCAGATTCGGTTGGAGCTGGAGGAGGGGGCCAGCTGTCAGGTCTACATCCAGTTTGACAGTGATGGAGTTTGGCGAAAAGTGCGGCAGGCTATCGGCGAAGGGGTTAAACGCAGCTACTGCCTGCCGGTGGTGCCCCGTCGGGCTGATCATTACCGCTTGAAAATTACTGGCACCGGTGGGTGCCGCATCTTCTCTATGGCCAGAGAATTCTATGTGAGCTCGGCTGTGAGATGAAAGGGGTACAGTTATGGCTTATACATACGAACAATTTGAATCCGAGGCAGGAAAGGCAGGGTTGCTGGACAGGTTTGATCAGCAAGATCTGATCATCGCCAGATCGGATCCTGCCTACGGAATGTCTATGCTCCGGCTGATGCAGCAGAGCAATGGGGCGAAAACAGCGGAACAGCGGCTTCTGGCGGATGAGGCGGCCACCAGACTGCGGCAGGATTACAGCGGTTACATCAGCGGTGGCCGTCTGCCTGACTATGCAGACGAGGTGGTGCAGCAGTCTCAGAATCGGTTCGCCGAGGATACCGCTTACCGGCGTGCACTGGCGCAGGCCGGTGGGTATGGGGAAACCATGGCGGATCCGTCGCTGACGGAGCTGTATGGGCAGCGGTACGATCTGGAGGGGAGCCGGGCGGCCACCAACGCGCTGGCCACTGCCAGTGCCCGTACCGGCGGCAGACCTTCCAGCTACGCTCTGACATTGGCGGAGCAGACCGGCAATGATTACAAGGGTCAGCTGCAGGATACGGTTTACGAGATTCAGAAGGACGCCTATCAGCAGGCCCTGAAGGCGCAGGAAAAAGAACAAGAATCAGAAAATGATGATAATTCATTAAGTCATGCGGAGTGGCTATATGAACAGACAGGCGATCCCACGGTTATGAAGCCCTATCTTCCTTACGAACAATATGTACTTCTGCCAGGGGTTGCAGTTGAAACGGACCGGGCAAAGGAACTGAAAAATGATCTCATCAGATTCATTGCACAATGGAAAGGAGAAGGATCATCCGATGAGATCGTTAGCAGAACTACAATCGGTATGATAAATGCGGTCACAGGACGTTGGGATAATATTACGGAAGGCGAGATGGCGTACCTTTATCGTTTCTTGCTTGAAGGAGGTCATGTGTAATGGGGAATTTTACCGATTTCCTTCGGAGAAACGGTGCGAACAGGCCGTTGCTGGCAGAATCTCCGGGACAGAGCACTCCTGCACAAGTGGTTCAGAACAGTCAACCTGTACCTGAGGAGCCTGAGGATGGCGTTTTTACCAGCTTTCTGAAACAAAATGGAGCGAAAACTCAATTTCGGTTTGACAATGTAAAGGCAGATCGGTCTCAGATTGCGTCCGGTTTTTTACTGGGAAAGGGACTCATTCAGGCACCGCAGGTGGACCCTTATATGGAATTGGCCTGGTCGCTGATGAATCCCGTGGAACGGATGACGGAAAAGCTGGATCAATACGATTCAGAAAATTATCGGGAGGATCTTGGCGGGGCACTGCTTTCTCAGACTGATGCGGATGATTTTAGAAACATCATTGCCTCGTGGCAGCGACAGCTTGAGGGAATGAAAACCAATTACTATGGTGACGAACAGGCCCTAAAGGCTATCACGGATGCCAGTACCGCGTGGGGAACCCTTGCGACACGGATATACAAGATGACTCCATACCATTATCGTAATCAGAAGCTTTCCGAAGCCCAGCAAAATGCGGCAGCAGGTTTGGATAATACCGATCAGCTGATGACGTATTATGCATTGCTGGCTTACAAGGAAGATTTTGAAAAAAGCAGTCGGTATGTCAAACAAGAAAGTGTCCCCATCTACGTCACCCAAGAGGAGGGATTTGATAATCTGGATAATAATCAGAAATATGATGCCCGAAATCTGGACGTTACGGCTGATGGCAAGGAGTTGGTTTACGAGGCCGTTAACGGCAACTGGGCAGCATCGCTGGCCCTCAGCAAAATGGATTTTCGGAAGAATGAAGATTTGGCGGCGTTAAACCTCAGTTTGGCCCAGTCTGATGGTATGGATATGACCTTCCTGTCTGAAGGCGAGATCAGAACCTTCAATTATCTGTATAATACGAAGGGATGGAAGGAAGCTGCCGATTTTCTGAATCTGCTTTCCAACAATTTGTCAAACAAACGACGGGCTGCTTTTACGGAGGCAAGGAAAAAGGAAGCCGAAGCGAATCCCATCTTCAGTTCTATCGAGAGCGTAGTTTCCACTCCCTTCAAGGGTTTGATCAACGCGGCACCTGCCCTGCTGGACTCCCTTGACGGCAAGATTACAGAAAATGCACCGTATATGTATGACAGCTATGCCAAGAATGCGGTGCGTGGTACCGTTGCTGAGCAGCTGGGTGGTGGATTTTGGGGCGCAGCCTATCAGGTGGGAATGTCCATTGCGGATAGTGCTACCAGATCGGCGATTTCCTTCGGTAATCCCATTGTATCCGGTGCGATGGTGGCAGGAGACACCTATGCGGCAGGTCTTGCGGCCGGTAAGGATCGTGGGCTGGAGGACTGGCAGACTATTGCGTTGGCCGGTATCGGGACTGCGGCCGAAATCGGTGCGGAGTATATTAACTTCGATGCGCTGTTTATGAATCCGTCGCTGGCCAAAGGTACTGTAAAGAAATACATCGTCACTAATATGACTACGAACGCACTGGAGGAGCTGACCACTGACGGTATTAATATGCTGGCTGATGTTTTGATCAGTCAGGATAAGAGCGAGTGGCAGATGGCTGTCAATGCCTACAAGGCCGCAGGCAAGAGTGACTCTGAAGCTTGGGGGCTTGCGATTCGGGATCAAGGTTTGTCGTTGCTTGGATCCGGTCTTGCAGGAGCGGTTTCCGGTGGCGTGATGGCCGGTGGTACGGCTGCGATGGTTGGAGTGTCCGGGAATATGCCGGAAGCGCCTGCTATTATGCCTAAAATAGATGAGGCGGTGTCAGCAGAGTACAACAAGCGGCTGGAGGCGGCGAAAAAGGACGGCGGTGTCCCGGATGCGGTTGCCATTTACAGCGGTGTAATTCGGGATTTGGCTGCAGGAAAACTTACCGGTTACAGCGTTTCTGCCGAGAAAATGGCAGAGGTGTATACCGACTATCGTCTCGCTCTGGCGGCACAGGCTGATCTGATCAGCGGCGGCAGCCCCATAGATACGACTGCGAACACTGCCGTTGAGGGGGAGGGGGATACCGGAACCACTTCCATCGAGCCCATCGACACGGCACTGACCGCTGTCCGTAACGGTGGCAACGTGACCAACTCTATGGCTGCAGCTGTTCTGAATAATCCTGAGGCAATTAGTTATCTGACAGAGCGGACAGGGATGGAGTTACCGCATACCGCTTCTGGCAGACGCAATGCGGTGAAGCAGGCGTTGACTCAGCTGGTGGAAATAGATAACAGCTCCCCGGAACCGGACTTCGGGGCCGAGGTGCGGCGGCAGATCGAGGCTAGTCACGGCGTTGGGAATCAGGCTGCGCCGGAGGTGGATCGTTCGGTAAGTTTGGCGGAGCAGATCCGTCAGGAGAATAATCAGGGAGGTAATGTGTATGGACAGTCGGAATATGGGCCTTCAGGTGCCGCAGGAGGCATCGGCGGGGGAGCGGGTGTACCTGCTGGAGGCCAGCAACGGAATGCTGGTTCGGGTGCCGGAGAGCAGGCTGGAGGCGTGGGAAATGGCCCAGCGCAGCCCAGAAAAAGATCCACAGGCAATGGCTACCAGACAACGCTTAGCCGCCAGAATCGCGGCAAGCATCTACCGAAGATAAGCAGTCAGGAGCTGGGGCTGGAGAACGGCACCGATACAAAGTCTATTCGGCTGCTTCCTGAGGAGCTGTGGGACGATGAGATGTCCGCTGTAGCTGAACGGATTTATAATGAGACGGGCAAGAGGGTACAGTATGTCCTTGGGCCCATTCAGATTCGGGGGGCTAATAACAATATCCGTAATGCCCGTGGTGTTTTTGATAGCGACCGTATTATCGTTCAGGCGGATCATTCCAGACTTTCTATCAGCCAAATTGCGGACCACGAGGCCTACCATGTGAAGGCTTCTCCGGAAATGGCAGGGCAGGGGTTGAATCAGATGATTCGCCGGCATATCATGGAGACCTTCTCCGAGGATGAGCTGACGAAGGTGATCAGCGCATATTTAGAAGCGCTTGACGGTGTATATGGAATTTCTGAGGCGGCCACCGGTGAGGAGTTTGAGCGGTTGGTATGGGCCGTAGAGGAAGAGTTGTTCGCCGATGCTTATGCCGGAATCAATTCCTTTGGTGCCCATGCGGAGCAGTTTACCGATGCCGTCAACGAAAAGATGGATGTGGAGTATCTGGGCAAACAGGTGGCACAGGAGAACGGTGTGAAGGAAACTACGGGTCCTCCGGTGGAGCGGTATTCGGTGGATGATTCCGATACGGATGCGGAAAAAAACACCGCCGATGGCGGTGTTAAGAATTATGCAAGAAAAAACGGATCCATGGACGATGCTGAGATTCAGGCAGTTCAAAGCATAGGCAGAAAGAGCGTGAATGCCTTTACTTCAGGTGATATTCAAAAAACAGAGGGCCTGGCTCGTCGGTACTGGAATGAGATGGGGGAAAAATCTCCCTTCTTTAGAGCATGGTTTGGCGATTGGCGTGTGAATGATCAAACGCCTGTGCAAATAGCGAATAAGGTCGGTGATGCTCGCGGTGTGCAGACAAACGAGGATACTGGATGGAATATCCAAGTGTCTGGAAAAGTGTTTGCTGAGTCACAGCATTTCGCAAGTAAAAATACCACCGCAATGCCTTATCTTCCATATATTAACGATATCGTCAATAAGGCCATCCTGCTGGATAGCCACGGTGTGAGTAAGGGTAAGTCTGTAAATTCACTGCTGATGCATAGTTTGTATGCTGTGGCCGATATCGGCAACGGCCCCGAGCTGCTTAAGCTGTATGTAGAAGAAATGAATGATCCCAATTCTACCGGCACAACAAAGCGTGCATATCAGCTACAGAATATAGAAAGAGCATCTGCAGTAAATGGCGGAGTTCAGGGTAATACCCCTAGCTCCCTTGCAAATGCTGCAAATGCTATTCGTACTGTAGCAGATTTGTTTGCTGCTGTCAAGAGTAAAGATGCTAGTTTCACACCGAAGTCTGTGAGTAAGATCGTTAATAATGACGGAACGCCGATGGTGGTGTACCACGGTACCTCTGATCGTTTTACCCAGTTCAAGGATACAGAAATATCATCAAAGGAAGGCAGCTTTTTCTTTGCTCAAAACCGTGAGGATGCCGAAGCCTATTCCGGCAACGGAACGGTGATGAAGGTATATGTCAATCTTCAAAATCCTATCGATTACAACAATATGCCCACGGAAATTTACCGGCTAAAGGATAAAAAAGCACAGGTCGAGGCTTTGAAAAAGTTAGGATATGATGGTTGGTATTGTGATATGGATACCGGCTGGGGTGAGGTGAGCGCCTTCTATCCTGAGCAGATTAAGTCAGCAACGGATAATATCGGTACGTTTGATGGTCGTAATCCTGATATTCGATATTCTGTGGATGATGCTGACTATTCCTCCAAGTCTGATGCGAAGATTCAGCAGGAGTTGGAGGCGGAGCAGAGGCGTTGGGCGGATCTGTGGCTTCGGGAACGGCTGGGAGATGAGGCGGCGGATGCTTACCTTCAGAGACAGAAGGATGCGGCCAAGGCTGCCGAGGAGCGGCGGATTGCCGAGAGCAGGCAGAAGGCCGAGCAACGAAAGGCTGAGGCGAAAAAGAAGGCAGATCAGAAGACTGCCCGAAATAAGCGGGACCGTGAGGCCAGAAAGCAGAAATGGGAAGCTGACTCCGCTAAGCGCACAGCACGGAAGGAGGCTGACAGCCGTCCGACTCTGGCAAAGAGGGAGCTTCGCAGGTCATTGCTGGATTTCTTCTCCATTCCTGCCGGCAGCCGTGGGGAGATTGCCACCATCATCGATCAGTTCGCGGATAGGCTGATTAGGAACGGTTCGCTGACAGAGGAGGACCGGAAATCGTTTTTTGACCGGATGTATCAGTCCGGTGTGATGACGGTGCCTGCCGATGAGATGTATAAGCTGGGACGTGGGCATATTTCCGGTGGACACATTTACGTCAACGACAGTGTGCGTGCCGATTTTGGCGATGACTGGAATGCTCTACGCAAGCGCGCCTTTGCGGCCGGCGTGTATCTGACCACCGATCCTTCCTATTCCGGCATTGATTCCTGGAACAGTGAGCTGGCGGAGCTATTCCCCGGTATGTTTGATTCTGAGGAGACAGACCTGCGGTCGGCTTTGGAGCGGATCGTTCAGATTGCGGAGGAGGGCAAGGACGAAAAAGTCAGTCTGCCTGAGTACACCGCGCGGATGGCAGGCATTGCCCATGAAAGTGAGGATACTTATCTTGACCATATGGAAAGGAGACTGGATGAGGCTTTGCGGAGCTTTGCCCAAAGTGCGCAGCTGGAAATCCACCTGAAGCAGAAGGCCATCAAAGACCGGGAGGATCTGAGCCGTTCCAATTTTTTGGCCAGACAGCAACTGGCGCAGGAACGGGAGCAGCGAAAGGAAATGAACCGCCGGCAGCAGGAGCAGAAGGAACTGCGCGACCTACAGCAGCGGACGCTGAAGGGTCTGCAATGGCTCAGTAAGAACCGGCACCGGATGCCGGAGGATTACAGAAAGCGGGCCGAGGAGCTGCTGGGGGATCTGGATATTCTTGCGGTGGGTGCGGCCAATGAGATGCGCTGGAGTGACCGGTATCAGGCCACCTGGCGGGATGCGGTGCAGATGTATAAGGACGCCAAGTCTAACGATCCTAACTTCATCCCTTCAGAGGAACTGGAACGGATGATGATGCGACTGGATGGCGAGAAGATTGCTGATCTGGATGCTGCCGCATTACAGGACCTGTTTAAGGCTGTCGTTGGTTTGCGGACAGAGTATTATAACCGGAACAATGTGATCAACGATGAAAGAAACCGGTTGTTCTCTGAGGTTTATTATGATGCCAAGGAGGAAATTGAGACGGCTCCCGGTGGATATTCCGGAAAACTGGGGGATAAGTTCTTCAATAACGATCAACTTACGCCGATGAATGTCCTGCATCGGATGGGTGGTTGGAATCCTGATGGCACCTTTTACGCTATGGCCAAGCAGTTGGAGGCTGGTGAGCGGGATATCCGGGCCTTTACTGTTAAGGCGGTCCGGATGCTGGAGTCGTTCCTTACTGAGCATCAGGATTGGGTCAAAATTGCTGACGGTCAGGGAAAGGATGCTATCTGGTACGAGATGGAGGTTCCGGAGCTGGTGCAGTTGGGAATGGGTGATAAGCCTATCTTCGGCAACACTGTGAAGGTTTATATGACACCCTCCCAGAAGGTACACTTATATCTGGAAAGTAAAAATACGGACAACCTACGGCATATGATGGGTGGACGTACCTTCGTAAATAAGGAGCTTTACAGCCAAGGAAAACGTCAGGAGGCACTGGCGCAGGGTACCACCATCAAACTGGCACCGGAGACGGTCAAGAAGATCGTGTCCGATTTGACAGCTGAGGAGTTGGAGTTGGCACGTGTTCTTGAGGAGTACTATAACACGTTCGCTACCGGTGAGATTAACCGTGTATCCAATATCCTGTATGGCTACGACAAGGCGATGGGGAAGAACTATGCGCCGATTTTCACTAACCAGAATTACACCAAGTCTGAATTTGGTGTATTTGATGCTACCGCTGAAGGCGTTGGTAATCTGAAGGAACGGCATGTATCCAAGAATCCCAGCTACAATATCAGCGCCTTTGATGCCTTTGAACGCAGCGTGGACCAGACGGCAAGATTTGTCGGAATGGCGATCCCTGCTCGAAACTGGACCACAATGATGAACTGGCGGGTAAAGAATAATAGTATGGCTGATGTCATTACCCACAAGTGGGGCGATGATGGGAAAAGCTATATTGAAAATTTGTTGACTACCCTTCAGGGTGGTAAGGATTGGAGCACTGACACCATCAGTGGTCTGGCTGGAAAGCTAATGAGCAACTATATCTCTGCTACCTTTGGCTTCAATCCCAGCATTGTGTTGAAGCAGCTTGGTTCTATCCCTATGGCATCGGCGTATCTGGGATGGGAGAATGTTCCGTCTGTGGGTCAGCTTAACAGTATCGACAGAGATCTGATCAACAAGTATTCTCAGGATTTGGCGTGGCGTACTATGGGTTATACCACGCCAGAGACAAAGCAGCTGAAGGAAAATCCGAACTGGACGCAGACTAATAAATTCTTTCAGTTTACCTTCGGCGGCGGTGCCATCACTGCTATGGATGGATGGGCAGCCAGTACACTGTGGCCGTGGGCAGAAAATAAGGTACGGCGTGAGCATCCGGAGCTGGAGATTGGTACGCAGGCGCAGATTGACGCAGGGGACAGCCCGTTCTACAAGAAGGTGGCCGAGGAGTTCGAGAACGCTATGTCCAGAAGTCAGTCGGTTTCCGATGAGATGCATCAGGGACGGTTGCGCAAGAGCAGAAACCCCATTGCTAAGGCGTTTACTATGTTCCGGTCAGATTCGGCGCAGACATATAATACTCTGCGGCAGAAGATCGGCGAAGCACGGTACTATATGCGCACGGGTCAGTCCAAGGATGTCGTGAAGGCTGCGAAGGGGGCTGTCGGTGCCGCGGCGTTGGCGGCCGTTGCCAATGCAGTCTGGGCAGAAGGAATCAGTTTCTTGATGGCACTCTGGAAGAACAAAGGCAAGAAATACCGTGATGAAGAGGAAGAATTGGCATTTGACAGCATCGCCATGGAAATGGTGTCGAATCTGGCTTATTCTCTGGCAGGCATTTCTACCGGCGGTGAGGAGCTGGCGCAGGTAATCGGCAATCTGCTGACAGGTGAGAAGATTTATGATATTGAAGTGCCTGGCATGGAGCAGGTAAATGATATCATTAAGGTTGTAACTGAATCCGGCAGCAATCTTCGTGAAATTATCGGCGGGGCTGTGAATATCGCAAAGAATGACGGTGATTTGGGGCTGTATTTCAAGCAGCATTCGAAGGACATTCTGGGTGGAGTCAAAGCGACGGCATCAGCAACAGCCATGTATTTTTCCGGTTTGCCGGTTAATAATGTGGAAGCGTATCTGTTGGGGCTTGTGAAATGGGTGACGCCTGAGCTCGGGGTTGCCTATGATGATCTGTTTTCAACTGTTAATAAGGCGGGTTTGAATGCACTGACAGGTGAGGCTCTGAAGGTTCGTATGGATCATATGTTGGAGCAGAATAGTATCCGTGTAAATGATGATACATTGGGGGTTTTGGCTGGCCTTTATGAAGGTGGACATACTTCCGTTGTACCTAACATCGCACCGGGCAAGGTTACGGTGAACGGCGAGGAACATTCTCTGGATAACTACCAGCAGCAGGAGTACGCGAATGCGTGGAATCAGGCTGTTGACGGTGCTCTGGATGAGCTGGTTGCCTCGGATGCATTCAAGAATGCTGATGCTCAGATGCAGGAGAAGATGCTGAAGGCACTGTATGATTACGGTACTGCTTTTGCCAAAGCGGCGGTATTTGAGGACTTCGAGGTGTCTTCCAGTGTGGTCGAAAACAGTGAGATCGTGGATGCTGGCGCTTCTCTTGCCGAGTGTATGATTTGGAATAAGCTCACCGCTGATATGAAGGGCTTTGAAAAAGCTGGATTATTAGCTGGCTGGGATATGCCGGAAGCGGCTAAGAGAGCAATCTTCAGCTATAAGGTGTCCGAGTCGAGAGAAGACGCAATCGCTGTTTGTGATGAGGCCGGCTTGGATTTTGACCAGTTTCTTGAGGTATACAGCAAGTACGGTGAATTCAATGCTTCTGATATGAGCGCAACTCAGAAAGCTACAGAGTTTGCCTACTGGCTGGATGGTCAGGGCTACACTTCTGAGCAGAAGGCGGTCATCAAGGATGAGATCGTGTACTTTAATATGACTCCGGCCTCTGCATCGGCGTATGAGAAGTTTGTTGATGCCGGTATGGACGAGGAAGATGCTTATGAGCTGGTTGATGCTTTGGACGATCTGGAGCCGATCGGCGAAGCTGATGATGTTTCTGATTTGCAGAAATGGCGTGTTTGTGTGGATTTCTCCAGCAATGTTGATGTGCAGCTGGCGGCGCTGGCCGGGAAAATGACGGTGAGTCAGTTTTCTAAGGTTCAGGTTGCGTATGATCTGAATGTTAGTCCTGATACATATATCTCCTTCAGGGAAAGGCTCGCTATGATGCATTCCGATGGTAGCCCTACACAGGAGGATATCAAACGGACAATTAACTCCATAGGAGGTCTGGATGTGAAGACGAAGGCTATTCTCTGGCAGTTGGGAACTGGATCGAGTAGTACGAAGAATAATCCGTATAGCAAAATTTATGGTCAGCAGGTGCTGGATGCACTGGGTAAGCGGAAATCGAACACATAAGAATGGCCAGCACCGGGGGACCGGTGCTGGCTTTGTATATGGGTGATGATTTTCTAACTATTATCTTCGTGGTTATGATGAACTGGGGCATCTCGAAATGATTGGGGCGATTGTTCATCAGTTGACCCGGAATATGAAGGATGAGCAGTACCGTGATCCGGCGTTTGCGCCCTATTTTGTGGACCACACCGCCGGGGTATATCCCACAGCGGCTTCCGGTTTTCCGTGGAGCGCAGCCAGTATGCAGGTCAAGGGGGATCCCATTGCGGACCTTACTGAGGATTTGGCAGCAGATGCCACGACTGCCAAAGAACAACCTGCATATTCGAGAACCCTATGTTAAGTGATCAACCGTTGCATAACACCATTAATAATGGAAAGAATATTTAATACCACATTAACGGAGGTATGTTTATGTTTAAACACGAGAAGATGCTCTTTCATCCTGTAGAAGTAGAAAGACCGAACCCGCAGTATGCGGCACTTTTGCAGGAACAGCTTGGCGGCGGTAACGGCGAGCTTAAGGCGGCTATGCAGTATATGTCCCAGAGTTTTAGAATCAAGGATCCCGAAATTAAGGATTTGTTCCTGGATATCGCCGCGGAAGAACTTGGTCATATGGAGATGGTGGCACAGACTATCAACCTACTAAACGGTCACGATGTTGATGCGCAGACTGTGCCTTCAGGCGAGATCCAGTCCCATGTCCTTTTAGGCCTTAACCCCGGTCTGATCAACGCCTCAGGCTATTCCTGGACTGCCGATTATGTTACAGTTACCGGTGACCTCTGTGCAGACCTGCTGAGTAATATCGCATCCGAGCAGCGCGCAAAGGTGGTTTATGAATACCTTTACCGTCAGATCAATGACAAAAAGGTGCGTGAAACCATCGACTTCTTGTTAAACCGGGAGGAAGCCCACAATCAGATGTTCCGGGATGCCTTTAACAAGGTGCAAAACTCCGGCTCTAACCGAGATTTCGGCACAACAAAGGCCGCTAAAATGTATTTCTCTATGTCTGATCCCGGCCCCAATGCTTTTGCAAC